CTTCAGCATTACAGAAGGTGACACCTCTCCCTTCAGCGTGGAGTACAGCTTTGAGTTCAACGTTCGGGCGGCCTTTATCTTGGATCAACCAGACGGTAGGTACGACGTCAGTTACTCTCCCCAGAATATGAGCCAAGACCAAGCTAAGCCGCCTCTGCCGACTTCTTCCTCTGCTGATCGGCCCCCCACAACTTCTGGTATGGTTGTGGGAAATCACAAGACCATCGAAGAAGAGATGGCCGATCTTCAGAGAGCTAAGGCTACCTCAGAAAAGGCTAGGCAAGAAGAAGCCGAAGAGACTGGGGAAAACCACTTCCGAAGATTGGCTGAAAAGGGGAAACGCTGATGGCACGAGGACCTTTTCAGGGTACTTTCCAACCCGGTATCCGGCCTACTGTGGTCACGGCCCCAGATGCAATGGTCTTCATCAATGGGGAGTCCGATGTTCTTGGTTGCCCCAAGTGTCGGCGTAGATTCGACTTCAACCGCTACATCACGACGATCCAAGTAGACCTGTCTGTAGACAGCGTGCCGGGTTCGGCTTCTTTTAGCTTGTCCCTACCACGTCACAGTGTAGACCAGTTCTATTTCGACGGCCAACCTCTCATCCTTCCGATGATGGAGGTGGAGATCTTCGCGAAGGGGCACTTCCTAGTGGAGGGTCTTCCTCAGTATTACCCGATCTTTTGGGGGCTAACGACTGAGATCAGTGATTCCTACTCGGGAGGCGAGCATACCGTCAGTGTCAACTGCTCAGACATCCTCAAGTGGTGGGAACTGTGCCAGATGAACATCAACCCTGCCTTCACACAGGCTCTGGGGCAGGAAGGGCGTAGCTTGTTTGGCAACGTCTACATGGGACGTAACCCCTATGACGTTATCTGGACTCTGGCCCAACAGTCTTTCGGGGATGTAATTGTGGGGTCTGGTAGCTTGCTCAGCATGTACAAGGAGAAAGCCCAGGCAGCAACGTTTGCCTCGTACATGGGCGATGTCATGCAATACTGGGAGAGCCGGTTTCGTCGCATTCGCTCGAATCTCTTGCTCTATGGGACTCGGGGTAACGCAGTTAGAGGGGACGTCATCAATGATCAATGGCAGAGGTCCCCACCTTCTGAGGTCTTCAAGGACAACACTCAAGGCACAGGGTATGTATCCAAGTTGGTTCGTGTAGCAAATGGAGGAAACGACGGCACCCAGATGGTGTTCGATCCCACGGACCCACAGGTCACGGCCTTCCGTACCCAGTTCTCCAATGCAGGGCAAGTCAACTTTTGGCAGAGTGAGTTCCAGACCAAGCTAGAACTAGCCAATGCAGCAAAGGAATGCATCGGCTTTGAGTTCTTCATGGATGTCACTGGGGATATCGTATTCAAGCCGCCATTCTACAACCTGGACATCCTCAGCAACAAGCCCGTTAGTTGGATTCAGGATATCGACATCATCGACTGGGACCTATCCGAATCCGAAGCTGAAGTGGTGACTCAGGTGCAGATCTCTGGGTCCTATGGGGGGAACATCGATTACGGATTCGGGGAAGAGATGACTCCGGCTACTTGTGTGACGGACTATCATCTGCTCCGTCGCTATGGGTGGCGTGTCAGGCCCTTCAACAGTGAGTTCATGGGTTCAACCATCCATATGTTCTACATGGGGATGGACCTGCTGGACAAGTTCAATGCTCGTAGATTTCGTGGCACAGTGAACATCCCTCTTCGGCCAGAGCTTCGGTTAGGGTTCCCTATCTATCTATCTCCGAAAGACCAGATCTGGTACATCACCGGGATCAGCCACAACATTTCATTTGGTGGGAGGGCTCAGACCACCCTCACGCTCACAGCAAAACGAAGTAAGTTCGTGGCCCCCAAGGGTATAGGGACTCTCAAACTCAGCAGCTATAACGGGGAAGCGTTGAAGCCCGGTGAGCTGTCTACGCCAACACCTTCAGCTCAGCAGCTTGCCAAAGGGGGTGAGTTTACGGGTGACGTGGGGGATGCTGCTCAGATCCCTCCTACGAACTATCCGGAGAAGCCAGGGGACCCAGATCCTTACGAGCCCCTTATCCTGCGACACCCTAAGACGGGTCGGTTGGTAGGGTATCCTAACGTGGTGATGGCCTATACCCGGCCTTTCGTAGTGCCCCCAGAACAGTTCAACAAGGTGAGCGGTCAAAGAGACAGAGTAACACAAAAACGTGGTGCAGCCGGGGCTCCCCGTGGAGAATACACGAACGAGTCCCTGGCACAGCAGTCCGAAGGAGCCGCTAAGGCTATACAGGAGAGCACCAAGGACCAGCTTCGAAAGAAGATGTTCAATAACCGATACTCCTTTGGACTCACTTCTGCGGGTGTCTACACATACTTGCATGATCAGTCCTCCGTGATCAAGGAAATGCTCCTGATCCCCAAAGGGAAGATCAAGTTCAAGGACGAAGCTACCGGACAGGCAGAAAACCCGTTTTCTGGGACGGACAAGTCATCAGCCATGATCCGGCCCGTGAGTGATGAGCGGGGGTTCGAAGTCATAGGTCACTACAAGTATGGCCGGAATGTGTCTCTACGAGACGGGTCCCTCATCCTCAATGAGACGGCTGAAAACCCAGGGGCTCTGAACAGCCGGGCCGCAGTCAGTCCCCAGATAGCTATCTCCGGTGACCTCCTAGAGACCATCCAGGCTCAGTCTCAGGGACTTGTCTCAGTCTACACAGGCCACCCGAACCCGGCTCAAGCCATAGCTACCCTGGACCCTACTGGGTCTGACCTGCAAACGGCTGGGATTATCAATCCCGAGGGAAAGCCAGAGTTCGTGACGGCCGATACGAATTTCGTAGATGTGGCCCCTCTAGGGTCCCCTGAACAGAAGGGCACACCGAACAAGGCACCAGCCAGTGTGGAGGCGTCTCAGCTATCCAGGGCTCTGACCTTGGCCGAACTGAGGGTCTTCACAGAAGGGGACCCAACGGTAGAGGACTGTGGCTGCTTGATGAGTCGGGCGGACCTTGCCTTTATCAATGTAGGCTATCAGGTGAAGGTGCTACGAACCACAGCAGGAGACAATTCCACTCAGGTCAATGGTACAACCTCGGAAATGGCTGCCATAGAGGAAAGGCAAAAGGCCATTGCGGCTCAAGTTAAAGCTGCGGAGGACAAAGCCAGAGAACTTGCCGAAAGCGATCCTGCCATCACAGGCATAGCCCGGAGCCCAAATGATCCTCCGGCCAGCGAGATGGTGGACCAAGCTGTTGCGGCTGCCAGGCAAAAGGCCCTGGAATCGGCTGCTAGTGAATACGGCATCAGTACCGAGGCGGCTGGGGCCGAGGCTTCCGAAGGGGAACTTGACGATGAGCTACGGCCCGTAGCAAATCCCACTGTTACAAGGGAAGAGGCCATTTCTAAGGTGGAAACCTTCCTCACTCGACTGTACGAAGCTCTAGACGGACCACACCAGGAGTACGAGAAGGTGCTGAGGGGCGAGTATCTGTCCATACCCCAGGTTGATGTTACAAGCCTTCGGTTCAGCTCGGAATACAACCAACAAGATCTCGGGGGTATAGGGCCTCCCTTCAGCCCCTCGGGGCGAGATAGAGGGGGCGACCCCGCTGCCTTGGCTCAACAGGGGTCTTCAGCCCGGCAGGAAATCGAGAAGCAGTGGAATGAGTTCGGGGACGAACTACGGTCAAACAGCAAGAGAGCCGAGCTAGAGGAAGAAATACGACAAGGTGAAGCCGAAGTAGCTGATCTGAAGAAGCAGATAGCCGAACAGGAAGCGGTCCTAGCTTCTGGAGGTACAATAGTTGGCGGTTCCACTGTAGACGACCTCAAGAAGAAGCTAGCAAAGGCTGAACAAGACTTGCAGAACAAGAAGCAAGAACTGGCCGCTCTCAACAACGAATTTCCTCCTGGAGGCTAAATGGCCTGGATACCTCGCATTCCACGTCCTGTAGGTCATTCTCCTAGTGCCAGCTTCTTCGATCCGAATGACCCTTCTGGGACTCGTGTGGGCCTCATCACAAGAGTTGATGAGGTCAACATGAAAGCCGACGTGAAGATCCTGACGGGTGGCGGGTATCGTCTGGAGGTGGACCTCACTCAGGCTATGGCTGGACCTCGTAGCTTCTGGGGTGGGGTTCCGGAAATCAACTCATTGGTGGTTCTCGGGGTTCGTAAGATCCATCGAAACCTGAACGATGTGATCATCTTGGGGTATATTCCCGTAGGTAACCGAACGGGACAGCGATTTGACCCTGTTGATGCCGCTGACCGATCCTCCCTCGATCCCAGTGAGCTAGACCTGTATGAGTCGATGGTAGGTCCTGTAGTTCGCTACAAGCGGCTTCCCATGAAGCCCGGTGACGTAGGAGGTATGTCTTCTTCGGGGTCCGAGCTTCTGCTGAGCAAAGATGTCGCCATGGTCAACCGGGCAGGTGACCTGATAGAACTCCGGGATGCGGAACGAACCCTTGTCATCCAGACCGTCCACCGGGAACAGAGTGAGTCGGGGGTACGGGTTAGCTCAGGCCCCATTAGGCGTACCGCCCATTACCTTCCCCTTGATATCTACAACGCGGACGGGGTGACCCTCAAGGAACCTTCTGAGGGTTACTACGGAAGGGATGAGCTACAGTCTGCGGGACCTGGGAACGCATCGGGAGGTCCGGCCAAGTATGTAGACTCCAGTGGGAAGCCCTTGGAGCTGTTCAACGACTTCAAGCAGTTCCCTCCGACGACCTACTCCAATGGCCGGATGGTCTATTATCCTGTCACGCTTCGTCCCGACCTTGCCCTGGACGCGACAGACAGCCCGGCCGATGCCTTCGTAGAGAACCGCATGGAACTCCTACATACTTCGGACCTGACACAAGAGGTCACGGAGGCAGTGGATGGGTTCTCAATGGATCGCCGGAACCCGTACATCGAAAGGGTGTATGGTACGGTCGTAGGAAACTCCCTCAACACGACTCGGGAGCAACGGAACTACGGCAAGATCCTCAAGCCGCAGATATTCGACGACTTCGAATCCACTTCCCCTGGTAAGTTCAACCTGAGTGAAGTCAACCGTCTCGCAAATCCGGATGAAGCCCATACCTCAGCCGGTGCCTTCCTGTTCCGCATCCGGCCCCCGAGAGGTAAGGGGGACAAGCAGTTCGTGGCGGCTGTCACGAAAGAAGGCAAGGCGTACCTGAACATCCCGGCCTCATCTTCGGAGAACTACTCCGGGAATTCGAGTCGAATATCAGCGGAGGTCAACCTAGAAGGAGCCCTCAAGGCTTTCATCGGAGCGTCCTCCCCGGATCGAATCTCAGCCCATATCACGATGGAGGGCGGCCTACATCTGGACATTGGGCGGGACGCTGAAGGCAACGTCATCACCACGAACTTCAAGGGAGCCGTCCGCCAAAGCTACTCTGGTGTTCCGAACGAAGGGGATGCAGCTCTAGAGGTTGAGGTCAAGGGAGTAGACAAGAAGACCGTGAGCGGGGCCTACGAGCGATACATCCAGGGGTCCAAAAAGTCCCTCGTCAGTGGTATGGACCAAACCCAGTGTGACCGGAGAAACGTCAACGCCTTCGGTGGGTACAGTCTCAATGCTGGTGAGATGAACCAGCTCATCAGCGGAAAGACCCAGCTCAACTATGCCTTGGCTGTATTGGAAAACATCGTGGCTGGGGGTAAGGTCTCCACGATTCTGGCTGGAGGTCAGATCACGAACATCGCAGCCGGGGCCATGTCCTACACGGTGGCAGCAGGAGCCACGACCTTCAACAGTCCGGCCGGGGCTTTCAACGTAGTGGTGGGCACAGGAGCTATCAACGCAACGACAGCAGCCGGAGCCGTGGCCTTGTCAACCGCATCGGGTGCGATGAGCCTTGCAGCCGGAGCGGGGGCCATTGCGATGACAGCGGGGCTAGCTCTCAACCTGACAGCCTCTACTGTCATGGCTGCCTTAGCGGCCACGGTCAATTTGGGAGGCGGAACCGTACCGGGGGTTCTCGGTGTGTGTCGAGGGGCACCTACACTGCCTCCGAATACCCCTACGTTGGACCCTATTACTGGGACTCCTCTCTTTGGGGCCGCCCTTGTGATGTCGAGCTAGCCATGCCCATTGCTTTACCTGCCATCACAGGAACGGTTGCGGGTAACCTAGCTTCTGTTGCCCTCATTGGGACAGAAATGCCCAAGCTGGCGACCGGCGTGGCAACAGGTCTCTCGATGTGGGTTCCGCAAGTGACTGTGTCCACCGTGGATGCCGGGTCAGCGGGCGTGGGCACTGGAATCCCGATTCCTTGGGTCATCCCACAGCCTCTGTTGCTGGGCCTTCTAGGGGCCAACATCCCATCGGCAGGGATCATAGGACTGTTCACCCCTTCGTTGGTTCTCGGGCTCGCCAATGGCCTGTCCATATCATTCTTGCAGATGTTGATCTCCACCACTCATCCTACGGTGGGCGTGGGGTCCGGTGTTGCCAAGTTCGTGGCTCCCCCGGCTGCCGGTTCCATGGTGGCTGGATTTGCTTCGGCTGGGCTCGTAGGGGACGCAGCCCCTAGGCTGGCTACGGCCATCGGCGTCTCTTTGGACTCCGCTATTGCGAGTCTAGTTATTCCCGTAGCCATAGTAGGATCGGCTTCTCCGTCACCCTCGACGGGAACGGGAACCGGCAAGATCATATAAGGATGAAGATGAGTTACGATCAGTTCAGCTACGACCCGTATGAAGACCTGCCCGTAGAGGTCCGCCTACAGATCCTTCGGAACGCCGTCGAGTTTCTGGAAGTCCGCTACCCCCATGGTGAAGTAGCCATGAAACTGCGGGACCGGAAACTTGAGCAGATCCGTCAACTGGAAGCCCAAATGGCGTGAGGTGACCCGTGGGCGTACTGAGCATCACTGCGGGGGGTAAAACTTGCCCTATCTGTGGGGGGCCTGGGCCATTCTCAAAAGACCCTACAAGGAAGGATG